TGATGTTCAGGATCTTGCCTTGGTCTTGGTAACCCGTGAGTGAGTACGTGTAGTCATCAGCCGCCGTGGTAATCGTAAGAGTAGACCTAAGATTAGACCAATCCCAAGCGTTTTCCACGAGTTGCTTCGCGTCGTTAATAAAGTCACCAACCATAGCACTGTACGCGTTGGCACTAACAGTCGTTACTGTGTCTTCTCTGAGACGCCTCAGTACGTTGTTTACTAAATCTAAATATGTCATACTAAGCCCTCAAACAAGCTAGTTATGCTAGTATTTTGGTCGCCCATTCCTTCTACGTATTGCTGTAAAAAGTTTTCTATAGGAAACTGCATTTTAGTCAAAAGCTGTGGATCACCACTTAACTCAAAACCAGCGTCTACGGAAAACATTCCACCGGCACCACCAGTTCCACCACTACCACCAGAACTAACGCTGGGTCCAGTACCGCACTCTTCTGGGTTAGCCGCCGCGTACTGAGCGCAAGTACAATCGTTACACTCTGGCCCAGTGCCACACTCTTGTGGATTAGCGGCCGCATAAGCTGGATTGCTACAGTCTGGCTGTGGAGTAACAGATGGGCAGATTCCGTTTTCGTGCTCAAGAACACTGGTTCCATCAGGACAGGTATCACATCCGCTTTCTACTGTAGCGCCGTTGTTACAGATAGTAGATGTCGTCCCACACTGAGTAGGATTGTCTCTTGCGTACTCCGCATCTATACAAGGGTCGTAAGGATCAGGAGCACACAGTTCTAAATCATTATTAAAGGTGTACCCTGCTTTACATGCCCCACAGCTACCGTCTTCGTTCACAGTAGCGTTAGGGTCGTTACAGGTGTACGCTGGGCCTCCGGTCCCTTCAGGATCTTCAATTACCGTATCTTTAGAACACTTAGTTTGTCCGGGTTTTCTGCTGTATCCAGAAATGCACTCTCCGCACTCCCCTATTTCTCCGCTGTTTACTGCAAAAGGATCGTCACACTTATCATCCGCTGTTACAGTAGTTCCACCGTCAGTCCCTGTAATGACAACATCTGATCTTGATCTACAGTCCTCTAAACTATCAGCATAAGAACTACCATCGGCAGGATTATACATACCTTCAGGACATTCAACTTTAGTTGTAGTGTCACCACCTCCGTCACCGCCAATATCGTCACAGGCACCATAACCTTTCGGACCCCTTTTAACAAAAGGACCCGGAGTGCCGTCAGTAAAACAATCTAAGTAATCACACTTAAAGTAGTTACTAGAATCAATAACGGCGCACTCGTCGTCATCGTCACCTCCCCCGTCACCGCCTCCTCCGGGGCCTATGCTTAAACACTGCTGATTAAAGTCATCTTCGTAGGACTTATAAGCGGCGTTGTACGCTATGACGTTTCCAGTGGGTGCGTAAGGCTCTTTTTGGTCACAGTTTACTGTAAAGTTAAAGGTGTTTCCTCCACCACCTCCGTCACCGCCTCCGTCACCGCTAGGGCAAGCCTTAAAACCTTCAGACTCTTTAACAAAAGGCCCCGGAGTTCCGTCATTAAAACAGTCTAAGTAACCACACTTAAAGTAATTACTAGAATCAATGACTTTACACTCGTCGTCAATCTCGTCACCACCGTCTCCAAAAGTAGGTCCTTCGGTAAACGTTATTTGACCACCACATATACTGGGGTTACGTTCTGCAAACGCTTTATCTGAACATCTAGGGTCACCTTCTTCATCTACATCTCCGTCTATGGGAGCGCAAACACCGTCAGCACCCGGAACATATCCTTCTCGTATGCAGTCTCCACACTCGTCTAACAAGTCATTGTACTCTTTACCTTCTCGTTTACAAGTTGTCTCGACATCTGATACGTCAAAGTCATCTTTAATAAACTTACGACATCTGCCGTCAGTTCCTATGTCCTCTGTCTTATCTAAACAACCGTCACATTCCTCTAGGCTTTCTACTTCACCCCCTGCTCTGCCGTAGTCTGCACAGTTAATCAAGGTTGTCGGAGTAGACACACCTTTATCTACACATTTATCTTCAGCGGGATTATACTCTTTATTAGGATCTATACAAGGGCCGCAGTTTCCTTCTGCATCTGCTGTGTATCTCTCTGAATCTTGACATTGTTGTGAAGAATCAAAAGGTATAATAGGAACATTTGGAATAACACTGTTAACTTTATCTTTAAAATATTCGTCGTACAAATCGCCAGCAAGAATGTAACCCCCGCCGACTAAAATATCTCCAATAGTTCCTAAAATAGATCCTATGCTAACTTCGTTGGCATCTTTAAATATATCTTGTACTTTTGTAACAACGGTATCTACTATTTTATCAAAAACTTCATCTATTGGTGTTTCACCGCTTAGAACTTTACTAATTTCGTATCCTGCGTTTTTTATAGCTTCTTCAATTTCACCTACAGTAGCGCCTTTAAATATGTTACCTAGGGGGCCGGGAATAGGAAAAGGTATTGGAATACCTACGCCTACAGTTACACACTCACGTACCCAATCAGGAAGCGCTGTTCCTGCGGGAGTGCCTGAAGGGTAAAATTTACCGCAAGGAGAGCTTTTAGACGATGAAGCTGTTTTTTGAATAATACCCTCTAATGTTCCAAAAGGATCTTCTACAGCTTGGCCTAAAACTTTTTGTAATTCTTCTAGCTTTGCTTGAGCATCCTCAACCGCTTCTCTTCCGTATTTTGAAATTAACTCAGATAAGTTGGGGTCTTGCTCTTCTGTGTCTTCAGTTTCAGGACGAGGAACAATACCGTAGTAGTAATCCTCAAAACCAGAAACGTCCATAAGATCACTAACGTCTACTGCTTTTAAGTCTTCTTCTGTTGCGTCACCTACGGCGTATTCACCAAGAACACGTAACCACTCTGCCGCTTGTGTTTGTCGCTCTAGTCTACCTTCAGAATCTTCTTGTGATTCCCTGAAAATCTCTATGAAGTCTTGAAAAAACTCACGCTGAATGTCTGTGTTAATAAGCAGATCAGAAGGTATCTCTCCGTAGTCAACATCTCCGGGTAAAGACGTTTCTCCTATAGTAACTTTTACAGGCCCAGCATCAGGATCATTAATGTTCAACATTCCTGTAGCCTGTGTAGAAGAAGCAGTCTTAGCTTGTGCTTCAGGCGATCTAGCGATATTATATTCAATACCCGACAACGACAAGTTTTGGCTTGTCCAGTAGTCTAAACCGGCTGGCTCTGCGTTTCTACCTAAGTACTTTAGGTAAAGATCGTTAACCTGTTTGCGTGTAGCCATAGGTTATTTACCGCCCTTCATTTGCATCAGCTTGTCAGCACCACGTATGCCAAAGCTGGCCGTGACTGCTACGTAAAGCAAGTACTGGTAGTAATCAGGTAGCTTGTCTAGCTCAACAAAAGCCATACCCACTCTCTGCATAATACTCAAGTCATCCATAGCAACTCCGTAACACACGGCCAACAGAGGCAACGACAGTACCACAGTAAACCACTCGTCTTTCCACGAGGTTGCACTAGCCGCCGCCATTTCTTGTTCCCACGTAGCTGTGTTCTTGATGACTTCCATCTTAGCTACGTGTTTGGCTTGTGACTGCTCGTGCTTATTAGAGAGCCAAGTCTTCGTCAGTTCAGCGATAGGTCCTATCAGTGCAGTCCACATACCTTAGTCTTTGTCCTTGTTCCTAAACCCTTGTACTGTGTCTGTTTCCCAGATACGTATACCTACCCATACAATAGTAAACATAGCAGATATAGGCGGCAGAACAGCACTGATAGTGCCTAACATTGTACCTACGCTCATTACATCAACAATTTGCTTTGCGGACTCATCCATTACTAAACCCCTGTATAATGCTTGTGGTTGTCCAGATAATCCCAGCGGTTACCATTAGGCCCATAATAATTGCTGATACATCTAGCATACGTCTTTGTTTTCTTCGTTGCTTGTAGATCATTTGTTCACGTTTGGCTCTTATGTCACGACGCATCTGGATCATTTCGTTGTACGTGTCCTGACCGTAAGAGTACATGATTAACTCTCTGATCTGCTTTTCTTGTTCCTCTATCTTCTTCTTTGCTATGACAGCGTTTAACGCTTGTGCTTCTACTGACTCACCGTCAAACATCTTCTTGAACAACGGTGGGTTCTCTGCTTCTTTTTCTGCTTCTCGTAGGTCAGAAACTAAGCCGTACCACTGGCCTAACTTCTGAGCTACGTGTTCAATCTCTGCTCCTCTGGATACAAGCACCTGTACACCTTTGAACGCAGTAGACGCCATCGCTACCAGAGATACAGGGTCCACGGGTTACTCTGGCTTTGTAGGCCATGTGATAGTCTGTGGAAATCCTTCTTGCTGTGGTACGTCACGTAGAGCCTGTCTGTAGGCCGTCATTGCGTCTGTCATGGTCACATCAGACAACCCGTAGTGGTCTGTAGCCTTCAAAAGATCGTCCCGTGTAGAGCGTTCTGTGGCTTCTAAGGCGGCATTGTCAGCGGCTAC